TGCTGTACAATTGACACCAGCTACCACAAAGGGTGAAGTATGGCAATCCTATGATTTTATGTATGCTGTTACTACTTTGAACTTTTTCGTTCGTCTATTTTTAATTGTTCAATTTCAATGTTCCGATGTTCTGGCACGTAGACTTAAAATAGCACCAGCTCCTGTTGTAGAAAACATAAGAAAACAGATATTACCTGGAAATACTGGTCCACGTCCTGAACGAGGCCCCAATCCATTTGTAAAGAGTGAAGAAGGAGGTCGTCGTCGCCGTCGTTAAAAAACTATTTTCATAGTTGATTGTCTAATATAAACAAATGCCAATCGAAACATTTCCTAAGACTGAAGACGATGGATCCTTAATTGATTATCTTGATGAGGACCCAGAGATTCCGACGCAAAGGTATTGTGTAATTTCATTCTTAAGCCCTGAGAAAATCATTAAGCAGAAGAATGAGTTTATTAACGAGAAATTTGTTGAGTGGATGGCCTACGATTGGAAAGTAAAGGGTATGGAACATCTAATGGCATTTATCGCAAAGAAGTATTCATTGAAGATTGAGGATCTTTTCGCAGATATGGCTGAATTTACTAAGGTTCACAATGATGAGGTTAAGAAAACTGATGTTCACGAACAATATCAGGTTTTTTTGCTCAAGCAAGAGAAGGAACTCGAAACAGAATTTACCGAGAAAGTTAACTTCCGTACAAATGTTCGTGGTGTAAAGGTTCGTCGTACATTTGCTAACCTTGAAGAGTGTCAACAATACGCCAAGGTTCTACAACGCCGTTATCCAAAGGACAGCTTGTATGTTGGTAAAGTTGGTTGCTGGTTACCTTGGGATCCATCTGAACATTTGATGCCTGAAGTTGAGTATGCCGAGAAGGAGCTCAACGAGATGATGAGAAAGTACAAGGAAAATGAAGTAAATCGTGAAATTTTCTTTGAGGAAGAGAAGACTCAAAAAATTGAGAAACAAAAGAAAGAGAACGAGGAACGCCGCAGAAAGGCTCTTGAAGATGCCAAGAAGGAAGCAGGTCTTGTAGAGGCAGATGAATTATCTGATGCTATTTCTCGTCCTGTTCACCCAACAGAAGGAGCTATTCGTGATCTATAATATAATGAACTTTTACTTATAAATAAATATTACTTAATACAAACATGTGGTTAGTGCATGAAACAACCCTTAAAGGTTTGAATAAAATTTTACAAGATGGTTATATCAGTCCATCTAGTGAAACAAAAAACCTTCGATTAGGAGAAAATGAATTAGATCATGTATTTATGAGTGTATTATTTAATGATATTAAAATTGTAGGGTATGGTGAAACTATAGATATACTTATATTCTTTCCACTTAAAATTATGGAAAAATACAATCCATCACATTGGTCATCTGATTGGGTATATGGAGATTTTATTGAAACATCTGATACAGATATATCTATACCATATAATAAGGCAAAAAGTTCAACAGAAAATGCAAAAAAATGGCATACAGCGTTTAGACAAATTCATAATAAAAAAATAGAATATGATTTTAAAAATTCTCGCAATGAAGTTATATTCAAACAAAAAATTCCTATTAGTGAAATAGCATTTGTTTATCTAAAAAAAGATCCTAAATTTGAAGTACCAAATAGAGTTGATACTAAACAAAAACTTAATAAACTTATAATGGGTGTTAAGTAGTCTTTTTAACATGAACCCATGGACCCTTATTCTTTTTCTGCATTGATTCAGCATTATAATCATCTGATGCTAACATAGTACTTGAGAATGGTTTGTTATCATGCCATAGTGAATCATCACACATTTTAAAAGGTGGATGATCAGAAGCTTTATACCAAAACACTTGATCTTCAAGGCGGTTCGACTGGACACCGTTGCAGATTACAAGTCCTTCAAAATTCTCAGTACATTGATCCATAAATTGACAAAACATGTCAAATGTTGGAAACATTCCTGCGTAATTATCGTAAATACGTCTGCGATTGTTAACTATACTTTCACGAAGAATAAATACAAAATCAACGTTTGTACGCAAATTAGGTGTAATACCCAAAGGATATTGCATAGTAATAATTGTCATTAAATCAATATGACGACCGTTCATAAATACGTAACGAGTAGATTCTTCTTTAATCCAAGTAGAATCATATAAACAGTCATCTAAAATTAGAAAAGCACGAGGATCTATTGAAGAATTACCAGATCTTCCTTTATCTTGATTACGTGATGTCTTGACACTTAGTTGTCTTTTGATCATATTCATTACTATTTCTGGTTTATACTTGTCATGAATCAATTTGGAAGGAACCATGTGTTGAAAAAACTCATTGGCGACCTCAGTACCAGAAATAACAGTTCCAATTGGAAAGGCATCTTGGGTATGATAGAGAATATCACGAACTAAGAAAGACTTTCCAGTATCTTTTTTTCCAATAATGACAATCATTGGTGATTTTCTAGAATCGATTTCACACCGATCTTTTAACATTTCGATGTTAAATTTCTTAATGTTAAAGTTCATATTAATTATACTGCGTGAAGTTTTTGCTTTTGATTTGTACATGAAATAATAATATGCTTAAGCGGAAACAGACAGAACTAAAGTCGTCATCGATTCCTCTTTCTCTTCATAAGTGGTCTCTTTCAAATATTAGATCAAGTGCTGTTACACATTGGAATATAGAATCGATTCAACCTTTTTTTCCATCACTTGAGGTTCTTTTTAAGACAAATGATCTTGAATTGATAGGAGATTATGGTATAAGACTTGATGAAGAGGTAAGCAATATATTATCTCCTGAATTAATTTATACTTCAAAATTTGAAAAGAGAGCTGTTCATTGTAAAACTACTATGATTCTAAGCCCATTCAAATGGATGCAGGGTGAATATGGAACTACAATCGGACTTCCTTCTTCAAGCGAACAGTCTACAGAAGTTTCATCAAAACTTCAATCTCATCATAATGCTGCCTATGTTGGAAGCTTAATAGCAAGTGTATTATCTCAATCAAAATGCCAACATTTTCCTAAAGTTTATGGAGTATTTAGTGGACTTTCAAAAAATCATACTATTAATATTTCAGATGATTACGAAGACTTAGCTGATCATTCTTGGTTTGGATCAAATATAGGTAAAACATTTGAATTAAAATTATCAGACAATGTTAGAGACTCAATTGAATTTCAACATACTCGTACATCTCGTCCTCATCTAACTTTAGGAGAAGCTATTGAACTTGATGATATACAGGATATCGACGCAGAACATAATGATGAAACTAAATTGGCAGATATTCAACAGCTAATAGAAGATTCGAATGAAGACGAAACGATGAGCGATTCATCATCGGTTTCTACATCGTATATTTTTAATGTAGAATCTTGTGACTGTGATGAAGACGAGACTGGTTCTATTGAAGATGAAGAAGATGATGAACCATTTGCTTGGGCAACATTTTCAAACGTTCCAGTTCAAACAACTGTTATGGAAAAATGTGAAGGTACATTGTTCAAATTAATTACTGAAAATCCACAAACTGAAAAACATTTGGCATGGATTTCTCAAGTTATGTTCGCACTTGCGTTTGCTCAGCGTAATTTTGGTTTAACACATAATGATCTTCATTCAAATAATGTTATGTATGTAGCAACACCACAAGAGTTCCTATATTATAATTGTAATGGTTCATACTATAAAGTTCCTACATTTGGTTACATTATTAAGATTATTGATTTCGAGCGTGGTGTTACTTCAGTTCGCCTTTCAGGAATGAAAGAATCAAAAATATTTATGAGTGATCATTTTTCTATTAATGAAGAAGCTGGTGGACAATATAACAGTGAACCATTTTATAACAATAAATTCCAAAGTGTAAAGCCAAATCCATCATTTGATTTGGTTCGTTTAGCTACATCATTGTTTTGGGATTTGTTTCCAGAAGGACCTAAACATGAAGAATACAAAATGAATACATTATTTAATTTCTTTATACGATGGCTTAAGATGGATGATGGAACTGAGCTTATGTTTGGAAAAAATGAACCTCGTCATGATCGTTACCATGGATTTCATTTGTATAAAGCAATAGCAAGATACGCCAGAGAGAGTGCTGTACCACGTAGAGAGATTGAGTTTCTCAGACCTATTTACGGTGTAGAAAGTCTTGTTGGAATTACTGATATGTTAGTTATTGATTAAAAAGTAGGAATTCCTACAAACATATCTTGAACGGCAGGAATGTCAACTTTTGTAACTGTTTCTACTACATCTGGAAGTTCACCAGTTGTTGCGAAAACAACACCCGATGATAAAAGTCCGCCGAAAACGGTAAGCTTTCCGGCATCAATCCAATTAATAGGTTGATCTTTAGATTTGCGCTCAAGAGCATATAGGATAAATACAACTAAAGCGACCGCTATCGAAGTTATAACAAGCATCATTTGTGTTGATTTGTAGTGAAAACTTACATATTTAGAACGAGCGAATCTCCAATTTTTGATTCAAGTTCATTAAGAACATTGACTTCTGGATCAACAGATACTATCTTGGATTCTTCTTTGGGGGCGTCAAACTCTTTTATTTCAATTGACTCTGTTTGACTCGATAATACCATCTTAGGACGTTCCTCCTCTTCTTCTTCCTCATCCGAAGATTCACCCTCATATAGGTCTTCGAACATAACAGACTTATTACCAGAAGGTGGAATAGACTGGTCCACAGGTGTTTCAATAAAGTAATTCTTTGCGATTTGCTCCCACGGTAGAAACGCACGTATTACCTGTTCTATACAATCACTAACAATCTTATCAATATCTTGACGATTTCTTGCTTGTTGTTCAGCACTTACTCCAACAGTCTTAAATAGATAAGCTACTTGCCAAATCTTACGAGCAGAATGCTTATAAAGTTCATGAATAAACTTTGTAAAGTTAGGACGTTCGAATTCAATTTTAATTTGAGATGAAGAACCACGGTAATGTAATGAGGCAAAAGATTTCATATATGAAATAAAAACACCCATCAGAAGATCATCGATATAGTTACACTTTGTAATCTTTATGATTCTTTCTACCTCAGTTGTTAACGTAGAGTCCGACCATTCTGGAATACGAGTTAACATGTTTTGAAAAGTACGCAAAATTTGATCAATTTGTCCGTTGCTTTCACAAAGCTGTTTAGATGACGTATAAATGCTCCAAAACCCTTCAGAAACAGGGGGGATGAGAAGTCCTGATAGGTGCTCTCGAAGATGAGTTTTTACTGACTCTGTTTCGCTCATTTGTGTTTATCATTGTTTTCATTGTAAACTCATAAACGCGAAACGGATTTAAAAAGATCAAATTTTTATATATAGTATAAATGAAAGATATTGTGACCTGGCTTTAAGCTTAAAAATGTGCGATCATTGTAACGACAGTAAGACAACTACTTTATGGCTTTATGCCTGGGGAGAGAGAATGGTGGACGGTGCGAGAATAAGTTTCTCAATATGGAAATGTAGACTTTGTGACTATGAATATGAGTCATAATTAAAAAAATGGTAATAAAAAACAATAAAAACAAAATAAAAAGGGGCTTTGCTCCATTTTTTATTGCGGAATGAAACTACTTTAGACGAACGAGCCTTAGAATAAAAAATGCCAAAGTACATCGTCGAGGCCAAGACTGTTCAAACAGGAGCTGTTAGAACTTTGAAGGAGGCTCTTAAATCTATTCTAGTTGAAATGAGTCTTGTTTTTGATAAGGATGGTATTCGTATGATTGCTATGGATAACACCCGAACTGTTCTTGTCCATTTAAGATTGTATGCCAATAAATTTGAGAAATACGCATATGAACATGAATCTCCAAAGTTTATAATTGGTGTGAATACAGATCATCTTTACCGTATTGTAAGAACTGCTACTAATGATGATACAATTACTTTTTATGTTGAACAAGATGATCCTAATACGTTAGGAATTCTTCTCGAAGATGGAGAACGTAAGCAAGTAACACGCTATAAGTTGAATCTTCTTGATCGAGATGAACCAGATATGCAATTACCAGATACTGAATTTTCAACTCATATTACCATGCCATCACTTGATTTTCAAAAGATGTGTCGTGATATGACTCTACTTGGAGCAAAAACAGTTGAAATTAAGAATGTTGGTTCTTCTTTGACATTTGGCTGTAAAGGACATTTTGCGTCAAGAAGTACTGTAATGGGTGATGGAGAAAATGAATTTAGTATTCAAAAGAAAGAAGGAGATGAAATTGTGACAGGCAATTTTTCACTTCCTCATTTAGTTCTTTTCACCAAGTGTACCAATCTTTGTAATAATTTAGAAATTCATATGAAGAACGATTGGTTTTTGATGATTCGATATGTAGTTGCGAATTTGGGAGACATTAAGCTATGTTTGATGCCTTGTTCAACTACATAAAATAGACAAAACTTCTAATCCTAAACAAAGCGTTGCTGTAATTTCAATAACAAGAACATGTGTATAATATTCTTTGAGTGTTATTCCAAATAAACTCAAGAATTTTTCAATAAAATCATAGTAAGGAGATTCTTGATTGTCAGTATATTTTCTTTCAAATATAGTGAGAAAACAAGATCCTAATATTATATGTTGAATAATAATCAAAACTAATGATATAAAAATTACTATTTTTAACCAAAGTGCTGTATATAACGTATGTGATACTAAAATGATAGTAATCATACTGTTCAAAAATAAGATATGTAATATTGAAATGAGATAACTAGCATACTGTATTTTACTAGTCAATTCCATGTGAGCGACCTACTCTTTGAAATACCGTATCAAAAAGTTCTGGTGATACTTCCCTACAAAATTTTAAACAACCTTTAATATCGTGATATAAAAATATCATTACTTCAGTACACCATGTTCTAACATCATTTGATAAAATCTTATCATCTAACGAATTGATTAAAAATATTATAGTTGCCGAAACTGCTATTTTTGGATCAACGTTTTCTTTAACACATTGTGTAATACCTGTAATTTTGTTATTTTCAATATCCTCTTTTAAATCCATATAGTCATCTGATGGACCACAAATAATTCCAGCAAATGCTGCTAAATGTAATAAATCAATTATACTTAATTGATTAACTGATACTAAATTATTTATATAAGGTAATTTTAGAATATTAACAATATAGCTTGGAAGAACCTTTTTATTTTCTTTTTTGTTAATAAAATCAACAACATCTTCAACTTTATTAATATCACAAACCATCATTCCGGAATAATACATAACTCTTACTCGTTCACATAGCGCATCCAAAATTGTAATATTTTCATTACACAAGGCATATTCTGTTTTTAAAAGAGCCTGTAAAACATAGAGCTTAGTGCTATCGGATAAAAAAATACCATTAATTGTATCTACAATTTCTTGTGAAAAATAAGTACTATCAATTTTTTGACTATTTTCAAGTGTTTTTAATGTATGTTCTAATATTTGTTTTTGTTTTTCTAATGAATTATCTGTGTCAATAACATTATCTGCGTCAAATACACTTTTCCACCCTGGCATTAAGATATATTTCATCTGATCTTCAATATTTTCATTACGATTTTCTTTAAGATATTCTTGAACCTTATTTTTATATCCATTTAGTATTTCAAAATTTGGTTGACGTATTTCGTGTAATTTAAAATTTTCCATTAAAAATTTTCTGTATTTTGCTATCTCTGTTTCAAGTATAAACTTCTCTATTTCAAAAATCGCAAAAGACATTTATACTACAAAGTTATTATTTAGGACGAGCTTTATGCGCTGTATATGTAACGTCATCTCCGATTTTTATATATTTCATTTCTTTATTTAAGTAATCATTTGTGGATACAGTTGTTGTAGTATTCCAAATTTTTAGAATTGAGAATGGTCCTTTTGGTGATACAGTGATTCCTACAAGAGTTTCCTTGCGATTCACCATAAGTTGATTTGTGACACAATGAACCATCATGTCTACAAAAGCATTATGAATGTCTGATGATTCAATCTTTTTAGACCAAGCACCACCTGCTTCATTTTCAGGTGAATCCCAAAGTGGTTCAAAGCCATATCTCATAAAGAAGAACATACCCGATTCCCATGCTTCTTTAGAAATAGAATCGATTACTGTCCAAAACTGTTGCGAATTACTCATATCCGCAATTTTTACATAACTTTTAATTGAATAATCTTTATTGTCGGGATCATGATACCATAGAACCCAAGAATATTGGAAAGGTTGTTTCTCCATTTTTTGAATATAAAAAGTTATTATTAAAAATGGATTCGTTTTTCATATTATTAGAATAATAAAACCACAAATGACTTTGACCGTAGAAAATGTATACTCTGTTCGATTTGGTGCGAAGCTTCCTTTGCCCCAAATGGTACAAAGTAATATTGCGAAACTCCGAATTGTTCCGGTAGTTTACAAACCTATTAGACCTGTTCATGTAAAAAATAACGGATTTAGAAATAATAAACCAGCAGTTGTAGAAAATTGGAGAGAGAAAGCTCTTGTAGAGGTAATAAGACGTGTAAAAGAACGTGAAGACCCAGAATATTCCGAAATATTTAGTATTTTAAACAAACTAACTTCTTCAAACATGGAAAAACTTTCAAATGATGCCATTGTGTACATTCAAAAACGTGACAATGAATTTCGATTACGTGTAACTATGCTTCTATTTGATAAAGCAATTACTCAAAATGCTTATGCTGCCGTAATGTCTGAATTTGCTAAGCGTCTGTCAAATGTCTTTCCAGATATTCCAGATGACTTAAGTAGTCAAATTGAAATGTTTCCAAAATTGTACAATATGACTGAAACAGCAGTGTTTCCGGCATCGGATGACCCATTATTTGACAGCAAAGTCATTGAATGGTCAACGCAAAAGAATAAAAGACGTGGTTATGCCAAGTTTATCATATATCTTTACAACCATGGATTGATTGCCGAAACAATTGTAGAAAAATCAATTCTTCTTGTTCTCAAAGATCTAGATGATATTGTTCGTTCTGTAAAAAGTCCACAAGTAGAGGAGAATGTAACACAATTTGTTGAGTTTCTTGCTGAAACCGCAAAATTGATTCCTAAAACATCTCTATCATTGCGAACTATTCTTAAAAATGGTATTGATACTATACTCAAGAGCCCAAAAGAGGAACTAAAAAATTTAAACATGCGATCAAAATTTAAGTTGGAAGACACGGTCAAATGCGTTCAATAAGAATGAAGACGAAACCAGGATATAGAACAAATGGCTAATTTACCAGCAGCAACCGTTTTACTACGTGCGGCACAACTTTCAATGACAGAGGATAAACCTCTATATTTTGATTACTATCAAGACAGTCTTGAGAAGAAATGTTCTATTGGTGTCAAGGATAATACCAAATATCTTGTTAAATCAGACGACGAATACACATCGACTATTCAGTCGGTTTTTCGCTGCGAGAATTGTTTTATAGTAATGACTGAAAACAGTATTTACATTGTTTCTGCTGAAACTCCAATTTTAAGGATCGTATCACCATCTACGGATTAAAAAAGTAGAATAATAATGGAAGTACTTTTTCCACCTCCTCATTATTTATTTTTTGAACCTTTGAATGATATTGAAACTCAAAAATTATGGGTGGACTACAAAATAAAACATGATTCCACCTGTGAATTTTATGAAATAGACGCAACAGAAATGAATTCAGTAGATACATTTTCTTCATGGTTTGACAATTGGATTAATCAAATTCCAAAACGACGTTCAACAAGGTTTCGTATTTTGCTTATATGGCATTCTGAATTTTTAACATACGCCTGTCAGCAAATGATTAGACGTTCATTAGAACAAAAATCATTTAGATCACGAGTTTGGTTTCATGTTGAAGATCCAACTGTGATACAACCAGCTATCCAAAGTCGTTGTATTACAAAACGAATTTCATCACACTTTCATATACCAACCCTAAAACAAATATGACATCTATTCGTGTATTCACTGACGGTGCCTGTGAAGGAAATGGTAAGAAAGGAGCTCGTGCTTCATACGCATGCTGGTTTCCCGAAAATAAAGAACTTTCAATAGCAAAACGTGTACCTGATGAAGATGTTCAAACCAATCAAAGAGCAGAAATGATGGCTATTGCCGAATCAGTTCGAATTGTGTTTTCTAAATTTACACCAGGAGATGTTGATTTTAAAATTTATACCGATTCGATGTATTCAAAAGATTGCCTAACAAAATGGATTCAAGGATGGATCAAAAATGATTGGAAAACTTCAGGAGGTGAACCAGTAAAACATCGTGATTTAATTGAAGAAACATCACGTAACTTGGCAAAATTTAAATCATATATGATTATTCATGTAGCTGCTCATACTGGTGGATCAGATGAATTTAGTAAACATAATGAAATTGTAGATAAGATGGCAGTTCATGTACTTCATCCTGAAGAAGAAGTAAAAGTTATACAAAGCAATGTAGAAAGTCCGATTCCATCATGTCCTCTTCAATTAATGGGTCCTCCTGTTTCGGAAAGAACCATTATCGAATGGTGTAAACTTAATTTAGATAAATTGGATTCTTCTGCTTTAAATTCAGCACTTATGTCTGCGTTATCTAAAACTGTTAAGAAAAACGGATTTGAAGTCGTTAAACAGAAACTTCATAGAAACAATCAGTATCGTCTGGTTTCGGCAAATCATTTAATAACAGGATCTGCTATAATAACAAAAGACGAATGAAATCTGTAGCTTATCACTTTTGGGGAGCTGACTGCGGTCCTTGTATGAGACTAAAACCAAGTATGCTTGAAATGTCGCAAGAATTTCCTAATATAGAATGGGTATCAGTAGATGTTCGAAATACTAAAACTGATCTAATTCAGAGATATGGTGTTGGACCAATTCCATGCCTTGTAGTAACTGTTAAAAATGATGTTGGTAAAGATATTTATTCAGAAAAATGTACAGATCGTTCATCGATCACACCTTATTTTAAAATAATGCAAAATTCTTTAAATTTTATAAAAAACACTACTCAGCAATCGTAGAGGTGACTAATTCACCATTTTTATATGCTTCACAAACAAATTGACTATCATCATCTGTTCCCGATTTACCACTTGTAGAATCCCCTACTTTTGGTAAGATTGGAGATGTAAATCCTTCAATAGGAGCTTTGTTAAAAATAAAATAATTTGCGGTCCATCCAAGACCCCCTACAATACCACCAATCAGAAGTGAAAATACAAAAGGTACAATTAAAGTATTTTTCCAATAAAACTCAGGTGTTAAGCAATAATTTGATTTAATGTAAAATACTTGGATAATAACAGCTGTAATTGTCATCCATATTAATCCACTCAATGATTGACCTCTGTCATTAATACCAATTTCTAAAGCAAAAAACGTAAATAAACTAAAAATAATAACAAGCGATTGAGGTGCTAAAATACTTTCTAAATTTTCAAATCCAGGAACCGTACATCCTTCATATACTCGCTTATATAGGGTATTTAGTGTACCATCATTTGATATCGCTTCTTGTATTTTTTGTGTTGTTCCTCCTGTAAAATATATAACCAACATACTCATAAGTTTATTGACTGTTACAGCGGCAATAGCAGTAACACTAGCGGCAGAAGCGCTATATTTCTGAGAAATGATATCTACCAAAATTCCAACAAGTACATACGTTACTGGAAGATACATCGCGAAAATATTGGCATATTGAAATGCTGGATAACCACCAGAACCATCATTTAAAGCATAAATCAACCCGGCACCGACAGCAATAGCTCCAACTATACCAAAACCAACTTCAAGCGCTGTTACTGCTACTGATTTAGATGCTATATTTCCACCTGTAGATACACCGCCGTAATACGCAGCTCCTATAATTACAACGGCAACTAATGGAAGAACGTAGTATTTCCAATCCATATTACTTATTTCTGAGATACAAAATACTGCTAAACTACAAATGAGTGTTTATGGCTCTTCAAATACATTCCCAGCATCATGTTCAGTTCCAAACCAAAGCCCAATCAATTTATCACAATCGAGTGCTAAGCCATGTGATTTATTATGCGAGCTTGTCATTGACGATGTGATGGTTCCACAAGCAAACGTAGTTGTTGGCGACGAAGGACTTATTGTTGATAACGAAGCAGGTCTTGGTTCGTGTAAGTTTAATGGAGAAGGTTACACATGTACTAAGGTTGTTGTAAATCATCCAAGCCATCATACAATTGAAAATATTCAAGCTGATGCTGAGGTAATTGCGATTTTTACAAATCCAACTGGAAAAATGTTATGTGTGAGTTCTCTAGTACGAGCTAATTCTGCTCAAACTCCTTCTTCACATTTTTTCAATTCATTTGTTGGGTTTGGTGATTCAACTAAGGAATATACAACTATAAATTTAGGTGAAAATTGGGGAATTAATATGATGATTCCTCTTGCTGGTTCTTACTATGTATACGATGGTACCACAGTGTTTCCAGATTGTAAACCAACAAAATGGGTTGTTTTTAAAACTATGATCAATATTGATCCAAATGATTTTGCTAATTTAGTTAGAACAAATGCTCCTGGTTCTCGTTCAATTCAACTATTAGGCGATCGTGAAGTATTTTTTAATGATATCGCATCACTTCCAGGTGGACCAATGCCTCATGATAATAAAACATATATGCGATGTAAGAGACTTGGTAAAAAACAAGATGTAAAACCTGTTTCTGCTCCAAACTTAAGAGGTGAAAAGTCTTCACAACCGTCTGGTATTACAAAATTTATATCAGATATGTATACTCAAAATGAGGCAATGCAAGTGATTGATGTAATACTTTTAATTGGAGCAGTAGTATTGGGAGGATATGCTGCGTGGCAAATAAAAAATGTGGAGTTTTTAGTTATGCCTGCTATTTATGCTGAATTGGCTGGTATTAGAGTTCGCGAGTTTCTTTTCTATATAGGAAAAAGTATTTATGATTCAATAGCATACGTATATAATATGATAACAAATCCGTCAGCTCTAGCAGTATCAACTGTTGCAGAAAAAATTACTAGTGCGGCACTTTCTTAAGTACGTTCGTCCCAATATGTTTCGTTCAATTTCTTATCTTGCCAAACACTGGAATCTTCCTCCGGTGTAGGAGGGCGATTGGCGATTTCTTCCATATCCTTCTCCTTATGGCGCCTATTTTTAGTATAACTAACAACAGTCCAAACACTATCGGTTGGAACTTGTACATCTTCTTCTGGTTCAATAAAGTCGTCTTCTTCAACGTAATTGTTTACACAATTGAACGTAGGTAGCACAAAATTATTATATGAGGCACTTTTTGACTTTTCAAATTCAGCCATATACTTTTCTTTTTCAGCTTTTTCCTGATTATCTTGACTCCACTCTTTTGCGAGATCGCTAAACTTTTTATCTCCTCCCCATACACGCTTATTGGTAGGGGCAGGAGATAATGCTGGAAAGTTATCTTCAGTTTTTTCAACACCTTTTTTACTATCTTCTTCCATTTTCTGGGCTTTAAGTAACTTGGCTTGTTCATCACGTTTCCATTGAGGAATCCACTTATTCTTTTGAGAGTCCATTTTATTATTGTTTTAACTATTATAGTGATATCGTAATCCGTTTTTACAAAAGAAAAACGGAAGTGAGTAAATTTATCAAAAGATATTCTAAAATGGTATACGCTATTTCTATTTCGCAAGAAGGAGTTGTTGGCGAAATACAAATACCACCAAAAACAGCAGATGTATTAGAATGGATACGCAAAAAGTATAAGAATCCGAGTTATCAATTTCAAGGAAACATTATTCATCCATTGAAAGATAAGTTTCAATTGAATATATTTGCTTCGATTGCTGACGAAGAAGACACTGTTAATCAACATCTTTTACCATCACCATTTGATGAAGAATCTTATACAGGAAATATTGTTATTCTTATGTCGGAAGACGACGAAGAAAAATATAAAGAGAAAGCTTCCGAATATACAAATTTACGATCAGACGATTATACTTTGCTTTATGAGGAATGGAATTTTAGTACTGAAGAAGATGAAGAGATAGACGAAGATGCTGAAGATAACGAAGAAGATGAAGAAGAGATTGAAGAAGCAGTTGTTGATGAAGATAATACTGTAAAACAAGCTTATCCTGTGAGACTTATTCAAACAAAATCAAAGAATGTATTTATTGACTGTAGTATTCGTGATGTTGTAATTAAAAACTTTCAAGAATTGGTTGGTGATGAACATATTGTAAAGGAACTTGAAGAATCAATTCTACATGCTGTAAGTGATGATTCAATTAAAGAAGGAATTGAAATTGATTGGGGAAATCGTATTTTCTGGAACATGTATAGAAATAGAGCAATTTCTCTATTTGAGAACTTACGTGGTTCGGATAGCTATGTACAAAATAGAGAGAATTGGTTAGAGAAACTTAAAAACAATGAAATTAGTCCTCGTAGTTTGGTAACTTTAACAGCAATTGAATTATGCCCATCGCGATGGAATGATGTAGTTAATAAAGTTATTGAAAGTGAGAAGAATTTGTACTCAAAGAGTGAAAGCGCATCTATTATTATGTGGTGTTCTGGTTGTAAAAAGAAGACTAAGTGTGACTATTATCAGCTACAGACTCGCTCTGCGGATGAGCCAATGACGACGTTTGTAACTTGTCTGGAATGTGATCGTCAATGGAAATTTTAATAGGAGGAACAGATCTGATATTAAGTCGAGGACTCATTTCTTCACGATATACATGAATAGGTTCTAATCCATTTGTAATTTCTGGTTTTGAAATATTAGGTGTTGATTTATAAAATTTTTCACGAAATTTTAAAATAACCGAATCAGGTATTTGTGGACATGTTTCCATTAGACGATCGGATTGTTCTCTAATAACTTTTAACATATCTTTTGCTGCCATTCTTTCAGAACGAGGAAGTGATAATTCAATCATAATAAAACGATGTATTTTTGAATAAGTCATAGCAGCAGATTTATGTGCTTCTGATCTTTTACCCCAACTAAAGTAACTTGAAACTGTATTCAGTACGCCAACTGTCAACGATACACAACCAATAACAAGACTTGCTGTATTAACTACTCCTGGAAACATCGAAGGTGATCCAATTGATGCCGATCCCGAAATAGTTGAAAGCAAAATAGTTGGCAGTGTTATATATGTATCCATGGTAGTATACTGCTTTTGTGAATTATTATGAAGCCATGAATAACATAACGCACGTTCACCTTCTTGAGAAAGAATCAATTCCAGCTGCGAATTCCAGGATACCGAATTGATTGTTTCGTCCATATTTTTAAACACATGAATTTTCATACAAATTGATGTAAATATACAATGGACGAAATTCGACAAACTATTAAAGATTGGATCACTGAAGACGAAGAAGAACGTAAACTTAGACAACAACTTAAAGAAATACATAAGAAAAAAATTGAAAAATCAGCAGCAATTCTTGAATTCATGAAAGCAAATGAGGTTGACAACTTTGCTATTGAAGGTAATGGTGTTGGTAACATTAGCAGAAGTGTTCGTACATCACGTCCTCCATTAAAAAGATCTCAAATTCGTACACAACTTTTACTTCAGTTCGCCGATCAACCGCAACGTGTAGCTGAAGCTCTTCGTGCGATTGAAGGAATACCAGAAGGTGATGATATGTCTGTAGGAGGAACACAACGTGAATTACTTGTTAGACATGTACCTCGCGCTAAGAAGACTGTTACATTAGACAATTCGTAAAGCATCTTTTGCTGCTAATTGTTCTGCTTGTTTTTTAGTAGACGCAGTTCCTACACCAATATGGTTACCATTTTTATCTAAAACAGCCATTGTATATGAATTTGCGTTTGATGATACAATTCCATATGTAGGTGTATGATGAAATTTTGCTTGATAAAACTTTTGTAATTGTTCTTTAAAATTTCTATTATTTCTTAATATTTCTGGAATATCAATATATGTTTCTATTAAACTAACTACAAATGATGAAACAATTTGAAAATCATTTTTTGAATCTAACCAAAGTGCTCCAATAAATGCCTCTAAAATATCCGATAACTTTTTAGAATTTATTCTTCCACCACAATTCTCTTCATTGTGTCTTGATATAATGTAAAATTTATCAAGACCCAATTTTTGACTGAGTTCTCCAAGCTTTTCATTACATACAATTTCTTTCTTCAAATCTGTAAGAAATCCTTCATTTTCATCTGGATATCTACGAAATAAATAAGTTGAAACAGCTGCTCCTAAAATTGTATCACCCAAATGTTCCAAACGTTCATAAGATTCTTCAAACAAGTTTAAACAATTTTTTGGACAATCTGTAAGCTCAGTTTCTTCACCTGTAGGTGTTGTATATTTTGATTTCTTTACATAGGATGAATGAACCATAGCAGTCTGAAACAGACTGGTATTTTTCACGGTAAAATCTGTCTTATGGTTTAAAAGAATACCTTGAATATCACGTTTTGAAAAGAGACGGTTGTTTGTATTATAAGGATTATACAACATCATTATTTAGAACTTCTATGCTTTTTTCTCCTTAGAGTCCGTTTTTTACGACCACCAGAAACTGGGGCAAGATGAGGTTCTACTTTCGCAACGATTTCACGCCATTTTTGAGAAACATCGGCATGTCTTCCAGGATAACTTGTCTTGAGAACTTCCAATCCCTTGCTCATAGCCTCAATAACTTTATCTTTAGAATGCTCTACAACTTCTGGAAAAAAATCCTCTGCTTTGTCAATTATATTTTTAAGATGATCAACTAAAACAGGGATAAATTCCTCTGTTTTGCTTAAAACAGTACGCGCAATTGTTGTTGCCATTATTATATAGAATGTTTTTACTCCGGAACAATTCGTGTAATAGCAAACTCGTCAGAAAGTAAAGTTGACTTTTTATTAGCTATGATATAATTGTAACAGTCAGTTGATGATGTATTACCTGATGAACTAAAGTAACTATCTAACATAGCTTTTAGTTCCTTTTGTGAAATAGACCAAGGTTTTGACCATGTTCGAGGACGTTGAATTCTAATTGTTGATCCATCATCTTCAATCTTTAACTTATTAAAATCCTTAAATTGATCTTCCTTTAGAATATCAACCATTAGAAGTTCAACACCTTTACGGGCATCACGTGTTTCATATACACGTGTATTTAACTGTCTTAGTTCGTTATCATATGTACGGTAGTCACGTGTTAGTTGACGAAGTTTATCAATTTGATATTGTTGCATTTTTAATAAAATTTAAATTTCCCAGAACAAAATCCGTTTTTGATAATAAGGGATGTCATTCAATACAGATGAGATAGAAAACTTGAGAAATGTGTATAATAAAGAACATCCATCTGAAGAACCAATAACAAAAGATCAACCAACAAAAGTATGGAGCGAATTAAAAAAACGCTTTCATTCACATTGTAATTCTGGAACGCCTGAATGTATTATAACGTCGATGATGACGAAACCAGTTGCTCCAAATTCATGGGTAACGAATCCCGAACAATGGTTATCTTCTGATGAAATTGAACAGTTGGAAAAGCAATATATGAAGGTTTTTTCAAATTATTCATTCGTTGGCGCGTTTCCTATTGATTTTGATAAAAGAAGCAAAACAGGTGAGTGTTTAATTAGTTCATTATGTTCGATGAATATTCGTTCATTGTATAATCAAGGTAAAACTCAAATAGGAATTATTTTTAATACAGATGTAAGCACTGGACCCGGACAACATTGGATAGCTATATTTTGCGACATTAGACCCGAATTAGAATTTCCTCGTATTACATATTTTGACTCATATGCTGAGAAACCTGAAAAGGAGATAGAAGTACTAATGAAACGATGGAAACAACAATGGGATGAAACAAAAATACATTCAAAGCCAATGATTATGTCTTATAATAAAACGCGCCATCAATATCAAGATTCGGAATGTGGTATGTATTGTTTATATTTTCATTACTGTTGTTTACTTAATATTTCAATGGATCAACGAATTCCTGATGATGTTGTTAGAGGGTTACGAGGATTGTTATTTCGTGTTGGAACTAAATAATGGAGTCATCAGTTTTAGATAGCTTGAAATCATATATTCCGGAAGGATCTAACTTGATGTATATGATCGCATTTGTTGTTGGAGCTATAATTGTACTTGTTGTTTCAACAACTGTTTATCATGCTGTTACGCCTTCAGGGACAAAGGCACAGATAACAGCAGCTTCAACTTTTACAGCTTATGAAAAGGTAACAAAATTGGCACCTCTCGGATGTCCAACAACACCTATTAATATGAGATTATGTGATTATTATATGGCTTCATCGTCTTATTCTCTTTATCCAGGAGCTAAAGTTTATGATTATATTTCAGACTCTATTTTGCCTTTAGTGGTAAAAGCTGGACCAAGACTTGTTGAATTAGATATTTACGATGATGGAAATGGTAAACCAGTCGTAGGTCTTAAGAATCAAAAATTAGGAACTGATTATGCTTACAATACAGTTCCATTTGAAGCATGTTGTGTATCTATAGCTAATACTGCCTTTAATACTGTAACATGTCCCGTTTCGTCTGATCCTTTTATTCTAAGTTTGGTATTCCATACGAACAAGACAACTACAATTAACGCATGTGCCGAAATTTTAAAGACAACTTGTAGATCATTTATGTTAGATAGTTCTTACAGTTATCAACGTAAAAACTTAGCTGTTGAACCTATTTGTAATCTTCAAAGAAAGCTAATTATTGTAAGTGGTGGAAACATGAAAGGAAGTCTAATTGAAGAATTGGTTAATCTTTCATGGTCAACATCACATTTGAGAAGATTGACATATATGGAAGCATCACAAACATATGATCACGAAGAACTTATTAAACACAACCGTAATTCAATTACTATGGTTGTTCCAGATATTAGTTCTGATTTAACAAACTATAATCCTCAAATATTATTTACGTACGGTTGTCAATGGATTATGATGAACTATGGTTCTGTAGATAGTATGATGGAGCTTTATATTGGTGAATTTCAAGAAAATAGTTTAGTACTCAAACCAGAGGCACTTCGAGAGCTTGTTCCTAAAAAATATAAGACACCGGTTGAACCTGATCCTAAAGTATCGTTTCAACCTATGCAAAAAATTTCACCAATCTATAACGTGACTGTATAAAAACTCTCTCATACAATACAAAAATGGCAAATAAGTGGCTTTCTCACGTCAAGAAAACGATGAAGACGATGAAGTCAAAGGGTACGTACAAGAAGGGCGATGGACTCAAGAAAGTAATTATGGAGGCCAAGAAGTCCTACAAGAAGCATGTTGGTGGTGAAGAATCTGAATCTGATGAAGAAACTTCAGTTGTTGAAGGTGGTAAAAAGAAGAAGCGCACAACGCGCCGTCGTCGCCACCATTAAAAAATTCGGTATGCTTAACATATAAAGACAAATGGGTGGTGGTTTATTACAACTCGTTGCCTGTGGCGCTCAAGACGCATATTTAAGTGGAAACCCGCAAATTACGTTCTGGAAAGGTCTATTTAAGCGTCATACAAACTTCGCGATGGAGCCATTCCGTATCAATTTCTCTGGACAGCCGAACTGGGGCACTAAGCAAAGTGCTATTATTGGTCGTCATGCTGATCTACTTTATTCAACATATGTCGAAGTACTTCTTGCCGCATCTGTTTACAATAATGATAAAGGTCGTTTAGGTTACAATTTAATTAAGTATGCTGAGTTAGAAATTGGTGGTCAACAAATTGATCGCCTTTATGGTGAATGGATGTTTTTATGGGATGCCTTAACATATGATTCTAATAAATCAACAACAGCTTTGTATATGGTTGGAACTGGCACTAATTCTGAGGAACTTACACTAAACAATCCTGTACAATGTAATACAGGAAATGGAAAACCGTCTCTTCCTAATACTGTCTATATTCCTCTAGACTTTTTCTATACGCGCAACCCAGGAGCAGCACTGCCATTGATTGCACTTCAGTACCATGAAGTAAAAATTAATATTTTGTGGAATTCTCCTAGTTTTATCTCTGGAACTGGGGGATCTTCTGTTCCAGGACCAGTTCAGGCAGCTATTTACATTGACTATATTTATCTAGACACCGAAGAGCGTCGTCGTATGGCACAGGAAAGTCACGAATACTTGATTGAACAAACTCAATTTAATGAAGATAAAGGTATCTCTTCATACAACAACCGTATTGATCTAACATTCAATCATCCTGTCAAAGAACTTGTATGGGTTGTACAGAAAGAAACCTATACAAATTGTAAATTGACTAATGACCGTCTAAAACCTTTCACATATGATTATAGTCCAGTCTACAAACAATCTTTACAGATTAATGGTCAGGATCGTCTAGATGCTCGTTTTGGTGATTATTTTAATAAGGTTCAACCTTTCCAACATCATTCAGGCTTTATAGCATCACAATCAGGTATCTACATGTACTCATTTGCCATTCGCCCTGAAGAGCACCAGCCTTCCGGTACATGTAACTTTTCACGCATTGACACGGCAACTCTTGTTATACAAATGAGTGGTGCTGTATCTGTTGCTGAACATAATGATGATACATGGAATGTTCGTGTCTATGCCCTCAATTATAACATTCTTCGTATTATGAGCGGCATGGCTGGATTAGCATACAGCAACTAAAAAATATAAATTAAACTTTAGGTTTACCATTCCATCATAACATCTTCCATCTTACATTGACCTGTATCATCTTCTTGGGTAACTGCGATATTAGCAGCTTTCAAATCTGAATCGAATACTGACATATCTTCTTCAGCTCCTTCAGGTAGCTTAGTTTCATCTACAAGAATATCTACAAATCCAGTACCACAAGGGGGTTTCTGACCGAACATAATGTTTGCAGACACACCCTTCATCTTATCAAAATCAGCAGAGATAGCCGCATCAAACAGAATTTGAGATGTTTCTTCAAATGATGACTTAGCAAGAACACCATTATTGCTTTTCTTCATACCAAATCGATCAACCGTTACCATATAGCCTGGATATGTCATTGTATCAACTAATGTAATCATGTGATGGTAGTTCACATATTCAGTTGTAAAGACTTCCATAAATTCACGATAAAGTGCTAAACGAGCTGTTTCAATACCAAAGATATCTAAAATTTCATGAAGATCATTTGAAAATGAACGTAGTGAATCAACACCATCAATTGTAGCAAGATCTAACAAATTAGTACCGTCTACATCAAGAACAATTTGTTTCATTGGAACATAACCTCCAACCTTTTCGTCATAAATTAGTTCTTTATTGTTATCACGACGATATACACGATCAATTCCAGCTACACCTGTAAGAACTGTATCAAGTAGCTTTTCTTCAATGAAACGAAGAGATAGAGAATTCTTTACAGTATCAGGTAAGAATACAATACGCATGGCAAGTTTATCTGGCGAATTTGTATCAGTATAAACACATTCGAATACGTGTAGAACTTTATTATTGCTAATTTTAGTAGCGATCATATTCATATCCATAACACCTCTTGCTGCCATTTGTGTTCTGTCAATTTCAAGACGAATAATCCAAGGCGAATTACAGCTTGTTTGATTAGTTACTGAGAAACGTTGATATGTCTCAAGCATTTGGCGATCTTCTTCAACTGAAGAATTCTTTGATGAAGGATCCGGATCATAATAGATACGAACAGATTTTGTAATATCTCTCAATGTCGTCTTCTGAATTTCTTTAGTTTTGTTAAATAGAGCATTCTCTGACATAGCAATATCCGGACGAAGATAAATTACGTTACTTGGATTCTTTGGATTGTGTGAAACAGATAGAAGTTCAACAATTCTTGGAACACCTTGCGTGGCATTTGCCTTAGCGGTTCCTGCTGAATGGAAAGTATTCAATGTAAGCTGTGTAGTAGGTTCTCCAATAGATTGAGCAGCTAATGTTCCAACCATTTCTCCAGCATGTACCTTTGATTTCATGTACTTAAATCGAATATCCTTAAGTATTTCATCAAATATAGACTTTGTAAAACGCATAACAATAATTGATTTTTTAGGAGCAAGATAGTATCGAAGTAGAATATGGAATAGATAATTTGGTTTAATCATTGGTTCTTCAGTTAGCCTTTTAAGCTCCGATACAACGTACGATGGAGTTAGATCAGTTTTTACAGCGTATTGATTTGTATATTTTGAAAGAAGACGCTTCAAATGTACAGGAGCCGATACATCTGTATTTTTAACATATCGGAATACGTCACGAACAAGTATATCACGATCCTGAATAATTTGTTCCATTAAATCATCAATTTCTGTACCTGGATCGGTACTCATAACTGCTTTGAAGTCATCGACAGATGCTGCGAATTCTTTATAAAGCTGTTCCATGCTTGAAATTGCTAAGTCAATGGGTTGTTTCTCAACCGAAATACTATCTACACCATCTCCACCATAAACAAATTGATAAATTGATCCATTAATATTTCGAACAGTTCCATCATATTCGATATGAATATCTTCCATCATCTTGACCAATTTACGTTGAATATAACCTGAATCAGATGTCTTAACAGCTGTATCAATCAAACCTTCTCGTCCACCCATAGCATGAAAGAAGAATTCAGCTGGACGTAGACCTGAAATAAAGCTATTCTCTACAAATCCACGAGATTCAATACCATGATCGTATCGAGAAAAGTGTGGAAGTGTTCGATCTTGTAGAGTATATTTAATACGCTGTCCTGCTACCATTTGCTGACCAAGCAATGCCATCATTTGAGTAATGTTCAAGTTGGATCCCTTAGCCTTTGATTTTACCATTTGAACCATTCGGTTATCTTTAGGAAGACTGTTTTCAACCTTCTCTTCAATCTTTGAGTTAATTTCTTTCAAAGCATTCATAATACGATTTTCAAGTTCAGCTCCATTTGAACGACCGCTAATATTTACGAATGTACCTGCGTGAACACTTGAAATAATATCAGCAACCTTTTGACGACCTTCTAAAAGAGTTTTATTTACAAATTCATAGGTTTCTGTATTTGCGATTAGATCAGCAGCACCTACTGAAAATCCTGAATACAAATTATATTTAGTTACAATTCCTTGTACATCGTTGATAAATTCACCAGCACGTTGTGGGCTAAAATCATTATAGAGAACATGAATGATACCTTCAGATGCCTTTCCAAATGCGTCTTTTCCAAGCTCTCCTTTTATGAATGTACCATTTTCAACCTTAATACTGGAATTAAAGCTTACAATTGGAAATACATTTGTCATAATTTCGTGACCTGTAAGAGGACTATTCTTGCGTACATATGCGTTCAAAGGACGTCTCATACGAGCTAATAAGTTCATAGCTACATATTCTGGAACACGTACATTAGGCTGTGTAATACGATAAGATCCAGTTAGTGTATCCTGAAAGATTTGAATAATTGGAGAATTTGTACGAGGACTGATAATTTGACGAAGCACTGAGGCAAGATATTTGAGTTCCATAGCTGCTGGAATAGATTGAGGAACGTGCATATTCATTTCATCACCATCAAAATCAGCATTATAAGGACGAGTAGCTGAAACGTTTAGTCGAAATGTTGAATAGGGTAGAACACGAATGCGGTGACATTCCATCGAAGCCTTGTGTAGTGATGGCTGTCGATTAAAGAGAACAACATCTCCATCAATTAAATGACGGTGAACAACGTCTCCATTTTTCAAATCAATAAGTGATGTATTCATGTATTTCAAATGAACTGTTCTCTTTTCATCTACGAAATAAACAGATTTTGCTCCAGGATAAAGTGAACAACCGTTACGAACATATGTCATCAGACGATCGCGATTAAAATTTGTAACCATCTCTGG